GCGGCACATAAGAGCTTATTTGTGTCGGGTTGGCGACCTGCTGTTGGTTGGACTTGTTGTATTGGACTTGCGAGTCAGTACATTCTTATCCCGATGGCAAATTTTGCGCTTGCTCTTGCCGATTCTACCATTGAAATCCCTGTTTTAGATATATCAACTATGATGCCAGTGCTGATGGGTATGCTAGGTTTAGGTGCTATGAGAACTGTAGAAAAAACTAAAGGCGTTAGCCGTAACAAATAAACAAAGGAAACTATTATGCCCAACTACAAAAAAAGAAGTATGTATCAAACTGGCGGTGCTGCAAAACCACAACCACCATCAAGACAGCAAGTGGAGCAAGTGCTTGGAAGAACACAACCTCGTCTTCCTAATGGCGGTTTTTCTCAATTTAGCCGAGAAAATAACGAAGCGCTATCAGCTCAACGTCAAGCTATGCAAAGAGCAGCAGGACTTGCAGCTTTAGGTAATCGTCAACGAGCAGCAGCAGGAACTCAAAGACCTACACCACGCCCTGCGCCACGCACTATGCCACGCCCTCGCCCTATGTCTTATATGGGTAGTCAGCCTGCAAGACCAAGACCAAGAGTTCCTACTCTTCCCGCTAATAGAAATATAACTGCAGCTCAACAAAGAGAAAATGCATTGACTGCTCTTGGTAATCGTCAACGTGCAGCAGCTAATAGATTTAATGTTCCAAGTATTCCAAGAGCCCCTAGAAATGTTTCTAGACCTATGCCTTATATGGGAAGTCAACGTGCAGGTGAACGTCAAAGAATCCAACAACAAATAGCTCAACTCCAAGCAAGGCTACGACAACTAGGAGGCTAGTATGGCAGCTAAAAAGAAATCGACAGTAAATAAAGCAGGGAACTACACTAAACCTACTATGAGAAAGAACCTGTTCAATAAGATTAAGGCAGGTTCTAAAGGCGGTAAAGCAGGTCAGTGGTCAGCAAGGAAAGCACAGATGCTTGCCAAACAATATAAAGCAAAAGGTGGAGGTTATAAATGAAAGTTAAAGCACCCGATGGTTATCATTGGATGAAGCAGAAGAGCGGCTCATTCAAACTTATGAAGCACAAAGGAAAGTTTGTTAAACATAAGGGAGCAAGTCTATCTGCAGACTTCCCAATACAAAAGGTACATAAATAATGGGACTAAAAAAACCACAGAAGTCTTTAAAGAAATGGACTAAGCAGAAATGGAGAACACCTAGTGGTAAGAAATCTTCAGAGACTGGTGAGGTCTATGCGCCATCTAAGACTATTAAGAAGCTTAAATCAACTGCGGCAGGTAAAAAGAAACTAGCGGCAGCTAACAAGAAGAAAAGAGAAGCAACTGCAAAGGGAAAGCAACACGCAAAGCATGGGCTACATAAAGGTAAAAAACGATGAGAGAAGATTATAAAAAAGGCGGTAAAGCTAAAGACTCAAGATTAAAGCGAGGAGGTGTATCAGGCTTTAACAAACCTAAGCGTACACCTAATCATCCTAAAAAGTCTCACATAGTTGTAGCGAAAGAAGGCGATAAGATTAAAACAATTCGCTTTGGGCAGAAGGGAGCTAAGACAGCAGGTAAACCTAAAGCAGGTGAGTCAGCTAAGATGAAAGCCAAACGTAAAAGCTTTAAAGCCAGACACGGCAAGAACATCAAGAAAGGTAAGATGTCTGCCGCATACTGGGCTGATAAAGTTAAGTGGTAGGTTTCTTGAAAACATCTAGTTCAGCTTCTAAAAACTTATGCATGTTTTCTAATTTAGGTTTCGCATCCCTTATAATCTTGCGAATTAGTATTAAGTCATCTCCCTTGAATACCGTGTGAAGTTTATCTTCGGGGAGTCCTCCAATTTCTGTGAGGATTGCCCCCGAATGATTAACTATAATTCTAAAGGACAGAAGATTAGCTTCTTGTTCTTTAGGTAATTTCACACGCTCCTCCCACACAAGCTAGTTCTTGAGAGCCTGTAGTATTGTCTTCTTGTTCAAAGTAAACTAAGTCATTCCAGTTTACATTACTCGGCATAGATGCTAAGACTTCATCATACTTCTCAGCAGTTATGTCTTCATAAGGAGCTTGCTGATAAACATGGTCACTTACAGGCAACAAACTAATACCCGAACAAATATCAAAGTTATCCCATATCCACTGTGCTACTTGCAGATATTCATCATCCGTATAATACACAGTAATACTGGGCTTATGCTCGCACCAGAAATTTTGGTACGTCTTCCACAGTTTTAACTGCTCCATAGCTCCTACTTCTTTTACTACTACACTAGAGTCAGGAGCTTTGACTGGAAAGCTATACACCACAGAAGACTCTGACATTACGTCTTGTTCTACTGGGAATCCTGCTGCTTCCATGAAAACTGCCAGTGGGTCTTTTTTGTCTGAACGCACTCTGCGAATATAATAATTACTAAAGCGGGGGTGGATACCACTAGCACTATCAACAAGTTGAGAAACAGTACCGCTAGGCTTAACACATGTAATAGCCGCAGACTGTTCAATGCCAAGCTTTTTAGCCCACTTTTCATTAGTTTTAATAGCCACATCTCTCAAGTTCTCCAAAGTCTTTTCTAGTTTTTCTTGGTCTTCCTGACCAGACAATAGTTTATTATCCATAATGCCTGTCATGCTTAGACCAAGTAATGCTTCTTCAGCTGTGTTCTTGTGCCAGATGTTACGTAAGTATCTAAAGTCTGTAAGTGTAGCTTGTAGCGTACCGATAATAGCCGCTAGCTCTACTTTTTCTTTTAGAGTTTCTTCTGTATCATCTTCACGAACTACAACTTCAGATAGATTGCAGAACTGATTAGACCGTAGTATAATCTCAGAGCATGGGTTAGTACCAAAGTCCTGCTCAGAATCTCTACGTCCATTACGAGCTGCAATATTCTGAGCAGCTACACGGCTAAACAAACCACGTTCACCTGCTCTGCTTTCGTATAGAGTCTTCATCTCGTTGATGAATGCCTCAAAGTCTGGCTTTTCAGTATATGCTACGCTGTTGTTTGCTAAACGTCTGTGACCGTCTGCTTCCCACCATGCACCTGTCTTAGCCTTAGCCATGCGAATGTCTGATAAGTTTGATAGACTTATAAGTGCTGAACGTCTAACGCCACCTACAACCACAATGTCTGCAACCTTACACACAACATCGTGACACTCAATACTGGTTAGCTTACGACCTGCTGCTTTGTGGAATACTTCTACACAGAAACGGAACAAGTCTTCAAGAGGCTGTGAGCCTGATGCACGACCACCGAAGGTCTTGAGTCTAGCACCTGCAGGTCTTACTTTGTGCATATCCCACTTAGGTACTTTACCTGCATATAGCATAGCAATCAACTCACGAAATGCAGACGCCCAACCAATCTTGCTGTCAGCTACTACAATCGTTGTGTCTGTATCGTGAAAGGTTTCTGCGACTATTGGTAACTTATTAATAAAGTTACGCTCAACACTAAAGCCTACACCAGTACCACACATAAGCACATACATTAGCTCATCAAATGCTCTAGGTGAATCAATAGCTAAGTAACTGCAGTTAAATCCTGCTACGTTATCTTTGTCTAGTGCTTCACCTGCCGTCATCATACAGCGCATAGATGGCATAACCTTTTGACTATGTATGCCATCATACAAACGCTTAGCTGTTTTCTTATCTATTTGCTTTCGATTAACCCAAAAGTCTACATACCTTTGTACAGTTTCCTCCCAAGTTTCTCGCCTGCCCTCACTAGAGAGCCAACGAGCGTACCGTGACTTGTGTATAAACTGTTGGTATTTATCCATTTAAGTCTCCAAAAGTTACTGCTGTCCATACTTCTTTGTAGAAGTTTAAGAACTCTTGTCGGTTATCCCACAGTATAACTGCAGGTACATACACTGGCGATACTGCAAATAAAACTACCGCCTTTACAAATAGCTTTTGTTTCTCTGTAAATTTAAAACTCCAATCTTTACTCATCGTCTATTTCCTCCCAGACATTTCCAATAGTTATATTAAGAAAGGGCAGTAGTATTACTGTCCCACAAAAAGGCATTACATCGTGTTCGCCATTTCTGACCGTCCAGACCGGACGACTGTCGGCAAATTCAATATCAAACCCTACTCCGTTTCTAACCTCAATCGTCCATAATCTGTTCCAAAACTGGTACGTCATATTCTTTCCTCGTTTGTTTTTTTCTTGCAGTCTTAGCTTTGCTAGACCTCGTATACTTCTTAAACTTTTTCTTGCGAGCAAACTGATTCCTGCGCTCTTCTTTTCTATCCATTACCACCAACCTAAGTTTCTAGAATTGTTTAATATAATCATAAAACAAGTAGCGATATGTATAACCCACCAGAATGTCCGTATTAACGCAACAGTATCTGCCTGCTTATCCGTCTCTCCTACTTTTTCGCCAAGAGACTTAGCCCATATACGCCACCACTTTTTCATCTGCTAAAAGATTTAATAAGTCTAGACAAGTACCACTCAGCTTTCTTTAAATCTTCAACTGGCTTACCTTTATTTTCATATCTCCAGATATACTTTAATACGTTTCCTTTTAGGTAGCCTCTGAACTGAGATAAGCCCATGCTAGATTCTATACCTTCTATACACTCAACGCCACCTGAGTTATAGTGCGAAGGATTGTTTACTGGGTCATCGTTCCAACAATCAGCAAAGTCTTCTGAGTCAGCAGTCACCTCTGGGTCTGTACCTCTAGTGCTATCGTAAACCCAATGCGAGTTTAAATCACGCATATACTCTTCAAATGTAGGTTCTTTCTTCATTCAAATGTCTCTCTCTTTTTTTTGTTAATCCAATCATCAGGTATGCTATCTTCACTAAACCATCTAAAACTATTTGCCTCAGCCCACTCAGCGTGAGAGCGTTTAGTTCCGTCCTTTCTGACCTTAGCCTGTGGCATGGGGGCATTAGGATTAGCAAACAGGAAAACCAGTTCGATGTCATCTGGCAGTGCTTTGGCTATCCATACGTACTTACTGTACTCAGCACTATCCCAGAACCGTCCTTTGGCTTCTAGTAATATCTTC